ACCTGTTACTGTAATAGAGCCAGAGTATGTTACAGGGCTTTCAGCTTCACTAGAAACCTCAACACTAGAAAGGAAACCCTCTCCTGTAAAAACCTGGTCGCCTGAAGTAGCTGTCGCAAAGCTCCAATCTAACTTGCTTCTATTTAGTAATAATTCAGATATTTCTTTTACGTTGTTTGTATCAGTATAACTTACTAATCCCTCAAAAGAAATCTCAGCAGATTTTACACCTGGTATAACTTCTTGAAAACCAGCAGAATCTTTACTAGTTATTTCAGGTAAGTCATTACTAAGCGATAAAGATGCGCTAGTAGAGTGCCCAATTACTACAGGAGAACTCCCGTCTTGAGCGAATTTTAATAGTAGATTAGTTCCGTTGAAAACATTACTTGCCATTACTTATATTTTTTTAAATTATTATTACCCTACAAATATACAAAAAATTATTATCTATTCTATAATGTAAGGTACTCCGTCAAAAATATGTATTCCGTCATTATCTAAGACCAATTCATAAGTAGCCCAATCTTCAGGCTGTTCTTCTAAACCCTCCCAAAGGACGTCTACTGAAAAATTATCAGCTCCGTCTATATGTCCTAGCTCTACCATAGTATGGGCGCTAGAAGCGTAGGTTTCTTTAAGAGCTTCATAATCTTCTATATTTTCAAATTCATATTTTTTTACTAAAAATGTTATCATCTCTAAATATTTTGTGCGGTTAATGCGTTTAATTCTGTCTGGCTACTAGGTTTGTCTAATATATTTACTGAGTATACTCTACCATTCCAGCCGTGTTTATTACCTGAGGGCTGAGCTAGTGCAAATGTATCAAAATTCATATTTGTATCTATACTAGGACTAATAAAACCACCTAAAGCTACAGTTGAGCCATTACAAGAAAATATCCAGGTATCAGCTCCTGTGTAAGACACTCCAAAATGATAGGCTGTTTCAATTGCGTTATTTATATTAGCGCTACTTGGTAATAGGTTAGGGCTATACTGCTGTGAACTAGAGTTAGTTTTTGTTCTAAACCTAACTATTGGGTCTGTAGTTTTTAAAGTGTGCTCTAATGTAATATACCTACCTGTACCAGCACTTGTATCTGAGTTTCCAGATGTATTTGCTATACTAATAAAGCCAGAAAATGTTTCATTAAATTCTAGTATACTAACTCTAGCAGTAAAGGTAATTCCATACTGTGAATTATTAGTGTTGTTAGGTAGCCAATATTTCATATTATTTTCTCTTTTGTACCTACTTTCAAAAGATGTTTTTTGATTTTCATATGTAGGTAAATATGAATTCAGACACTCAGTTTGAGTTCTTTGATAACCTGTAGCAAATGTGTATTTTTCTTTTACAATACTTGTAATATCTGTAGGATTATTAAGTACTAAAAAATCAAATCTATTAGTACCACTAGTAGCAATTTCTTTGTAGGCTACTGATATTCTATACCAACCGTCTTTATATGCTATGATTTTAGCCTTTAGTTTAACGTCTGTAGTAGCTTCATTAGTAGCTGTTATAACACCAGTATTTATATTATATATAACATAGCTAGTACCTAAATTAGTAACCATTTGATACCCTACATATTTTACATTACCCTCTTTAACAAAAAGGCTGTTATTTATTTGCCTATTACCAGATGTCCCATAATTTCTAGTAAATCTAGCTGTAGAAGTTGTATTTAGTAATTTATATGTAGGCATTACACTATGTTTATCTGGGCCAGCTAGTTCTTCTCTGGTAACAGTCATATCGTTATGTGTGTAGGCGCCACCTGTTAGCTCTTCGCTATAACTTTGTACATTAGTAAAAGAGTGTTCTGATAATATAGCTCCCTCTCCTGTTTCATAATCTACACGGCCTAAATACTGAGGCCCTTTTACTAGATTACCTCTATAATCTTTAAAACTTCCGTTTCTTTGTCTAAAATTTTGTAGATTATCTACAGCATATCTTCCGCTATCATCGTTATATATGATAACTTTATTGTTACCTATACCAAATTTTTTATTACCTAATCTAATAGCCATATTACGCTTTTAAAAATTTATATTCCTTTATTGTTGCATCAAAACTATCAGATGTTGTAACCTCTATAGCCTCTGAATCTGTAAATTTTCTAGGGAAAATTAGAGCTTGACCGCAACTTTGTCTTTGTTGATTATCTGAATAACCTTTATAACCTACCGCTATATTAGTCATAGAGGTATTATTACTAGTCTGTGAGTGAGTTTTAACGCCTAAATTACTGCCATTTACAGTAAGAGATACCTCTGTTGAACTGATAAATTGTGCTAAAATTTTTACATAATCTCCTCTAAACTTCCTAAAGTCATAAGAGGTTAATACTTCACTTGTTCCAGAGCCTTTACTTAATACATTAATAGTAGCTCTATTTGTTAAGTAGAAACCAAAAACAACACCAGTGCCAGAACTACCGTAAACAGCTAAAGGACAAGTACCTGAGGTCATTCTATCTATTGTGCCTTCCCAATAAATACAGTAAGGGTCTTGAATGTAGCTACTAAAAAAACTTGTTCTGTATACTGAGTCCTTGCTTCTTGTTACTGTTGTGCTTTCTGTAGGTATTAATGAGCTTACTTCATTAGCGTTACTACCAGGATTTGATTCTACCTGTGCACCATACAATATTAAACCTCTATCTGTATCTCCTGTATAATTATTAGTAAAACTAGAGCCTGTACTTTTAGATAGCCAATATTCGACAGATGTACTAGTGCTATTAGCTTCAAAAATACAAGAAACTCTAAGCCAATTATTAGGTAATCTTTGTACCTGAGGGTCATCAGTAGTATCATTTGACCAACCTGTTTGTACGTCAAAATTACAGCTCTTAGTGCCGAATTTAAGCCTAATAGCCTGGTCAAAAGGATTACGTGAATTATCTGTATTGTAGGGCTTTACATATATACTCATACAATATTTACGTCCGCTTACTGTTGTTACAGTTTGAGTCATTTTTTTATCATTAGTTCCTGAAGTGCCCTCCATTACTCTAACAGCGGTAAACTGACCTGTAGGTTTTTCTATAGTGCTATCTTCAACTCTAGTACAGTTACTAAAAGTCCAATTACTATCAAATAATTCATTATATGTAACTACATTAATTCTGCCCATTTGTATACTCTGTTCAGGACAGCCTACAATTTCTGCGTCTACCATTTTATACCTTACTGTAGGAAAATGTGCTGGGGTTATTTCTACTAAACCACCGCTATTAATTCTTGAAGATGTTGTGCCTCTAGAAAATGTACAATCTCCACTAGAGGAATTAGGTATTACTGTATATAATTTTTGAAATCCATATACTACAGGTACTAGTGCAAATACTGCTGAATCCTTTAAGCTCATACTATAATTTTATACAAATATACAAAATCTTAACGGCCTTGACCTCGATACTTTTTTTTATACGCGTTTTGACCGCGAGAAGCGTTTTTGGAGTGTGTTCCTGGACGTTTCTTCGGTTTTTTAAGGTTATATATAGCAACTATTTTTTTCGGCATAATTTGCTAGCGCAAAAGCCCAAAAAAACGATTCCTAGTATAACACAATGCGGACAAATCATATTATTGGTGTTTGTTATTACCCATTACTTTTTCTACTCCTCTAGAGCCAAAGTAAGCTCCAACTATTAATGATAGTAGGCCAGTAATACTATCAAGAGGGTAATTTAGATACCAGCCTACCACATAACTAATACTAAAAAATACTAAGGTTAAAGGACGTACATTACTTGCTAACCAAGTACTCTTACTGTCCGCAACCCACCTTTTAGTAATAGAATCCATTTCTACTTGTTCAATTCTCAGTTTTTCTAGAGCTATATCTTTATCTTCCTTAGGCATATCAGACCCTCCAATAATAGCCTTTATCACACCACCTACAGGGGTGTCCTCTGCTATAGCTCCTACAACATCAGGAATTTTATTTAGTAGAAATTTACCTACTTGTGTATCTTTAAAGCGTTTTTTTGCCATTAGTAAGTCCAAATAAGTTTACCAGATTTTTCTGTATCAATATCTAAATGTACAAATGTTTCTGCAATTCCTATACGTCTGAAGCCTACTTCTAGAGCTAGTTTTACAATCATAAATCTATCTCTACTGTTATTACAGGCAATATCAACAGCAAGGCCCTTTATATGTGAAGAATCTTTAACGCCACCGATTTTTTTATTGTAGCTTTCAGACCTGTAACCTGAAGTAATCTTCATAGGCTTGCCAAACTTGTTTCTAAGGTCGTCTAACATTAGTAATAAATCTTTACTCATATTAGAGCCTGAGCCTTTCTTCTTAGGCTCATCGAACTCAGATAATCTAAACCATTTCAATTCCATATTTAAAAATTTTTATAGTAAAGGTACAAAAATTAAAATTTATAATTGATACCAGCCTTTAAAAAGCTCAGCTCTTTGTCCCAGAATTTAGTAATCTCATACTCTGTAAATAAACCTAATTTGCTACTAATATCCCAGCCATACATTAATCCAGCGTTGTAATCTAGCCAATTATCCTTACCTACAAATACCTCATAACTATACTGTTCATCTCCGAACATATGCTTATGTATTGGGTACATATTAGCAAAGGCGTGCAAATACCAATTATTTCTATAGATATAGTAATCAATACCTAAAACTCCTGAAAGTGTCCCTAAAGTGCCTATTTTGTCCAATTCGCGCCTGTTATAATCGTTTACTATGTTTTGATATACGTTTCTTCTAAAATCTAAATCAGTATCAGCTACTCTATTACCCTCTGAATTACTCCACCACCAATCAGCGTCATCAGTAAGGCCGTCATTGTCGTAATCTATACCGTAGTAGTGGTCTTGATAATTATAAGAGTAGGCAAGGTCCCACCAATTATTATCACTCAAATAATTCTCTATAGGGTTGTAGCCATAAGGTTTATGTGTTCTTAATGTAGCGCCTATACTAATAGAAAAATTACCTTTTATAGGTAATCTTAATCTAAGGTCAGCAGATTTATAGTTAAGGTCTATTAATCCGTTATTATTCATTTCTAGCTTAGAGCTCCACCATTTACCAGAGTATCTCATATAGTATCTTTCACTAGTAAACTTCATACCTCTTTGCATTCCTTTAGAGTATTGAAATAAATACTCAAGGCCTCTAATAGAGCCTACATTACTATTTAAGCTAGAGTTATTCTCTGTACCGTCATAATAATTTTTAGCTTTATTCTCGTAGTCAAATCTAGCTATCTTTCTAATACCTACAGATATATTATAGTCATTTTCTTTATCAGGTGTTATATTGATAACATCTCCTAATTGTGTTACAAAGTAGTTATCTGGTGTTATAAGAGGACTTGATTCTGTAAAGCTACTGTAGAATGTGCTATACTTGAATATTTCTTTTAAGAAATTATTTTTTTTCTTTTTTTCCTGAGCGTTTCCTATGCTTACGATAAGAGCGAACAAGATTATCATTAATTTTTTCATTTTTATTTCTATTTAATAGGTTAAACGTTAAAGCAATTGTAACACCTCCTAAAACGCTAAAGGCTAAATCTTGACCGTCAAATACGTTGTTAGGTCTTGTGCTATCATATACCTCTTTAATCGTGCCTATAAAGATACTAGAAAAAATTGAGTTTTTTAGAGCTATCCTCTTACTAGAGGTCCTATAGTCGGTATATTCATATGTAACAGCGCTAGTAAGACCACCTCCTAAAAAATGGCTTATCTTATCTGCTTCTATAATTTGTGCTTGAGTTAGTGTACAGTATAAGATTAGAATTTTTGTGAGGTTATAGCTTCTACTTCTTCTAGTATTTCTTTTTTCCATTCCTTAGGTAGCTCTAGCATTATATTAGATTCTATTCTCTTAATCTCCTTACCGTTATGATATAGTATTATAGTAGGCACGAATGATATATTTTCCTTATCGAATTTATCAGATTCTTCCTCTATAAAAAATGTATATGTATTGTGTTTTGAAAATTCTTTTAGTGAAGCGCTAGTAACAAACTCAGCGGTAAACTGCACTACTGATATATCGTTCTTATATTGACCAAATGTAGCAGTAAAAAACATTAGAA